AAAAAACTTATATTTTAATAAATGGAACAACAGGAGCTTTTACAGTTCAATTTAAAACTGTTTCAGGAACAGGCTTTACATTTGGAACTACAGAAAAAAATGCAGCTATAGTCTATTCTGATGGAACTAATGTTGTTGAAATATTTCAAAATACAGCACAATTACAAGATCTATCTAATCTAGCAGTTACAAATGGGAATTTTATAGTAGGAGACGGAACTAATTTTGTTACTGAATCTGGAGCGACTGCAAGAAATTCTTTAAGTTTAGGAACAGGTAATGACGTACAATTTGATTCATTTGGAGTTGGAACTGCTGCTTCAGGAACTACAGGAGAAATTAGAGCAACTAATGATGTAACTGCTTTTTATTCTTCAGACGTTGCACTTAAAGAAAATATTACAAATATACCTGATCCAATAGAGTCTTTAAAAAAATTAAATGGTGTATTATTTGATTGGAAAAAAGAATATATAGATCAAAGAGGTGGTGAAGATGGTTACTTTGTTAGAAAAAAAGATGTTGGAGTCATTGCTCAAGAAGTTGAAAAAGTTTTACCAGAAGCAGTTGCACAAAGACCAGATGGTATCAAAGCTGTAAAATATGATAGACTGACATGTTTATTAATTGAAGCAGTTAAAGTATTATCTGATAAAGTAGAAAAATTAACTAAGGAAAATAAATAATGCCAGTTCCTTCAACAAACGTTGGATTATCAGACATTCAAACAGAGTTTGGTGGGTCTAATCCTATATCTTTATCTGAATACTATTCTGGAGGAGCAAATGTTCCTGCAGCTACCCCTGCACCTAATGGTCCTATTCCAAGTTCAGGACAAATTTCTATTGGTCAGTTTAGAGGAGCTCAAGCAGTTGTAGCTGTCGATTATATGATTGTAGCAGGCGGTGGTGGCGGAGCAGGACATGCTTCATCGTCATCTTTTGGATGTGGAGGAGGAGGTGCAGGAGGCTATAGAGCTTCTGGTTTTGGTCCAGCACCTTTACAAGGTACTATTTTATCCGCAGCAAAAGGAACCCATAATATTGTAGTAGGAGCAGGAGGAGATGGTCGAGGTGTACCAGATGGTCCTGCAAATGGAACAGCAGATAATGGAAATGATTCATCTTTTGCAGCACCTGAACCTTTTGGAATTACATCAACAGGCGGTGGTGGTGGAGCTGTAGGAAACCAATCACCTGGAGCAGATGGGGGTTCTGGTGGAGGAACTTCAGCAACATCTAGTACTCCAAGAAGTGTTGCAGGTTTAGGTAATACACCTCCAACAAGTCCACCTCAGGGAAATGATGGTCGTCAAGGTCCAAACTTTCCAAGTAGAGGATCTGCAGGAGGCGGAGGTGCAGGAGCAGTTGCACCCGCTAATCCAAGCGGTAACGATGGTGGTCCAGGAGGAGTTGGAGTACCAAATGCAATTTCAGGATCCGCAACTTTTTACGCTGGCGGAGGCGGAGGCGGGGGATGGAATTACGCTGCTGCAGGAACTGGCGGAAATGGTGGCGGTGGAAATGGAGGAGTTGGCGGTGCTGGATCTCCAGGAACAGTTAACACTGGTGGCGGCGGTGGCGGTTGTGGACCGATTAACGTTGTGGGCGGTGGTGGAGCACACCAAGGTGGTAATGGTGGATCAGGTATAGTTATTATTAGATCACCATCAGGTGCACCTATGTCCGTTACACCAGGTACCAATACAGTAGCTCCCGATGGAGCAGCTACAGTTGCAACATTTACAGTTTCAGGAACTTTAACTTTTAATTAATATTATGGCACATTTTGCAGAACTAGAATCAAAAACAGACCCAACAGGTTTTACATCCGATACACATCTTATTGTAAAAAGAGTTATTGTAGTAGGTAATGATGTAGAAACTTCTAATGGGCCTTTAGGTGAAAATGATATGCATGTAGATGGAGAAACATGGTGTCAAAATTTCTTTGGATCAGGCACTTGGAAACAAACTTCTTACAATAAAAATTTTAGAAAAAATTACGCTGGTAAAGGTTTTAGGTACGATGAGTCTAAAGATAAGTTTATCGCACCACAGCCTTTTGCTTCATGGTCATTAGATTCTAATGATGATTGGCAAGCTCCTGTAGCAGAACCAACAATACTTACTTATGGGGATGATGCACCATATACAATACAGTGGGACGAAGCTAATTTAAGATGGTTGGGTTATGATGATCAAAACAATGAATTTGCTTGGAATCCAGACTCATCTTCTTGGGTAGCTACAGGTAATTAATATTTCATAAATATTGTATATTTTTTGTAAATTGTATATATATACAATTAAGAAATTATGAACCTATACAATTATTATTACTATTTTAAATCTGCTTTAACACCTAGACTTTGTGATGAAATTATTAAATATGGTAATAAACAACAAGAACAAATAGCTCTTACAGGCACTCAACATAAAAAAAATAATAATTCTAAATTAAATAAAAAACAGTTAAATGATTTAAAACAAAAAAGAGATTCTAATATTGTTTGGATGAATGATAGATGGATTTATAAAGAAACACAACCTTATGTTGCTATGGCTAATCAAGCTGCGGGTTGGAATTTTGATTGGGATTGGTCAGAGTCTTGTCAATTTACAAAATATAAATTAAATCAATTTTATGATTGGCATAGTGATAGCTGGGCTCATGCTTACAATAGTCCTAATGATTTAAATAGTGATGGTAAAATTAGAAAATTATCAGTAACATGTTCTTTATCAGATCCAAAAGATTATGAAGGAGGAGAATTAGAATTTCAATTTAGAAATGAAGATGATCCATCAATTACACAAACTTGTACTGAGATACTTCCCCGTGGCTCTATTGTTGTATTTCCTTCATTTGTATGGCATAGAATTAAACCTGTAACGAAAGGAGTGAGATATTCACTGGTTATGTGGAACCTTGGGTATCCGTTTAGATAATGACTTTTAAAAAAAATAAATATACGATAATAAGAAAAGCAATTGATAAAAATTTAGCAGCTTTTGTTTCTAATTATTTTTTAACAAAAAAACAAGTTTATGATACTTGTATAAAAGCTAGATATATATCTCCTTACGAAACTACATTAGGATATTATGAAAATAAAAGTGCTCAAATTCCTGATACATACTCATGTTATTCAGATATAGCTATGGAAACATTATTAACACAATGTAAACCCTTAATGGAAAAAACTACAGGATTAAAACTATACTCTGCATATAGTTATGCAAGAATTTATAAAAAAGGTGATGAACTTAAAAGACATAAAGATAGATTTAGCTGTGAGATATCTACAACTATGAATCTTGGAGGAGATGATTGGTCAATTTATTTAGAACCATCTGGTAAAGAAGGGATGAAAGGTATTAAAGTAGATTTAAAACCAGGAGATATGTTAGTTTATTCTGGATGTGAACTAGAACATTGGAGAGAAAAATTTAAAGGTAATCAGTGTGTTCAAGTATTTTTGCATTATAATAATAGAAAAACAAAAGGTGCAAAAGAAAATATGTTTGACAAACGTCCACATTTAGGACTTCCTGCTTGGTTTAAAGGTTACAAATTTCAATAGTGTCTATCTTAACAAGATTTGTTAATACTTGTTTAGAAGATATAACTTACCCAAAACAACCTAAATTTTGGCATGTTCAAGGAAGGCTAAAGAATAAGTCTAATCAAATTTTTAAATTTGATGTTAGAGGTATGGCTAGAATACCAGATAATAAATTAGGTAAACCTGGTAGCACATACTCTAATGCAGATAAGATGGTGTTTGAAACAACTAATAATTGGGTGATATTTGATATTGAAGAAATAAATAAATATGTAAAAAAATACGATACTAAGGTCTTATTGTTTGAAGACTTGTTAGATAAGCTAGACTGGAATATAATAATAGCCAAATAGTGTAAGTAGATTTGTACTAATTAATCAGCTAAAATAGGGCTATGGCTTTAACAAAAATACCTTTTAGACCAGGATTTAATAAACAATTAACCGATACTCAGAATGAAAATAATTGGGTTGATGGAGACAATGTACGTTTTAGATATGGTCAACCTGAAAAAATAGGTGGTTGGGTACAGGAAACCTCTTCAGAATTAATAGGAGTTGCAAGAGCGCAACATACATGGGCTGATTTAGATGGTAGAAAATATGCTGCTATTGGAACAAATAGATGTTTATATGTTTATTATTCTGGAATTTTTTACGATATAACTCCAATAGACCCAAACCGACAACAAACAGGTGCTAATATAACGACTACTAATGGTTCAACAACAGTAACTATTACGACTGTAAGTGACCATAATTTAGAAGCTGGAGATATAATTACATTTGAAAACGCAGGTTCATTTACTTCACCAGATACAGATTACACAGCAACTGACTTTGACGATGTATTATTTGAAGTAAAAACTGCACCTAGCACAACTACATTTACAATTCAAATGCCTACAGCGGAAACTGGGACAGGAGCCACGAATGACGGAACCTTAGACCTATTACCCTACATTGAAATTGGCCCTTTAGTTCAAGTAGGAGGATATGGTTGGGGTGCAGGTTTATGGGGATCTTCAACATGGGGAACTGCTCGAACAACCACTAATTCTACAATTGATCCTGGACTATGGTCTTTAGATAACTATGGACAAATATTAATCGCTACTGTGATGAATGGAGAATCTTTTCAATGGCAACCTGTTGCTGCATCTGCTACGGCATTAGATACACGAGCTACAGTTATTTCAAATAATCCTACAAAATCTGTAATGACCATTGTATCAGATAGAGATAGGCATTTATTTCATTTAGGAACTGAAACAACAATTGGATCAAAAGCCACACAAGATAAAATGTTTATAAGATTTTCCGATCAAGAAAATTTAAATGAATACCAACCTACTTCTGTTAATACAGCTGGAACTTTTCAGTTAGATTCTGGGACTGAAATTGTAGGAGCTGTTCAAGGTAAAGATTATACTTTTGTTGGAACAGATACTTCTGCTTATATCATGCAGTTTGTAGGACCTCCCTTTACTTTTTCAATAAGACAAGTGGGATCTAACTGTGGTGTAATAGGAAAAAATTCTTTAGTATTTGTTGATACAACAGTGTATTGGATGTCAGATGAAGGAGGGTTCTTTTTATTTGATGGATCTGTAAAACGTATGCCATGTACTGTGGAAGATTTCGTATTTAAAACAACAGGTAATAACCCTGGTATTAATTTTAATGGAGGTCAACAAGTTTATTCATCACATAATAGTTTATTTAATGAAATAATGTGGTTCTATCCTGATGCTTCAAGTACTTTTAATAATCGAATGGTAGTTTATAATTATTTAGAAGGTACTTGGGTTACAGGAACATTAACAAGAAGTTCTTATGCAGATCAAGCTGTATTTGACAAACCTTATGCAACTAAGTTTACACAAAACAGTGCACCTAATTTTCCAACAGTAAATGGTATAACTGCCACACAGGGAAAATCAATTTACTACGAACATGAAATAGGTGTTAATGAAGTAGATGCTAATGGAAATAAAACAGCTATAGCAGCATTTATTGAATCTGGAGACTTTGATTTGGACACAGACGGAGAAGGAGAATTTTTTATAAAAATAAGAAGGTTTGTTCCAGATTTTAAAGTATTACAAGGTAATGCTAAAGTAACGATGCAACTAAGGGATTACCCATCTGACACACAAACTAGTTCACCATTAGGGCCATTTACAATAACAAGCTCTACAGAAAAAATAGATACTAGAGCTAGAGCAAGACTAGCGGCAATTAAAATTGAAAATAATTCAACTGATGAAAACTGGAGATTAGGTTTATTTAGATTTGACTTCCAACCCGATGGTAGAAGATAATGGCAAAAATTACAGTTTATATTCCAGAACCTAAAGAACAATATGAAGTAACTAATCAAAGACAAATTACTTCATCTTTAGAAACATTAAAAAACCAATTAAACTTTGCATTTCAAGAAGAATTAAAACAAGAAGTAGAAAGATTTACTTGGTTTAATACAAGGCACGGTTGTTAATGAGTTGTAATAATGTAAATACAACAGGTGGAACTAGTCCAGGTACTAGTGATATAGATTTTTATCTTGCAGTTGCTAAAGGTGATTTTACTGGTTACACAAAAGTAAATAAGTTTGGATATAATGATTCAATTGGATCAGGTGCTTTTGAAGTTATTTGGGAAACAGGCGGACAATATCCTTATCAATCCACTGCAGTTACTGTTGATGTTGCTAGTGATGATGTTAATGACGATGTAGCTGGAACTGGTGCTAGAACCTTAAGAATACAAGGTTTAGATGGTTCTTATAATTTAACTGAAGAGACTGTTGATATGGATGGAACAACTACAGTTACAACTACTCAAACTTTTTTAAGAGTATTTAGAATGTCTGTTGAGACTGCTGGAACGTCTGGAAATAATGTTGGAAATATATCTGTAACTTATACAGGTGGATCAGATGTTGCTGCAACCATAACAGCAGGAAATGGTCAAACACTAATGGCAGTATATACAATACCTGCTGGTAAAACAGGATATGTTGTAGCGATGAATTTTGGATCAGGTAAAGATCAAGAACAAACTTGTAAATTAAAAACTAGAGATAACACAATTGCTAATTCTGCTTTTCAAACAAAAGAATATTTAAATATTAGAGGAGGTTTTACATACTTTCCTAAAAAGGCTATAACTAAAATTACAGAAAAAACAGATATAGAATTACAAGCAATTTCAAGTTCTACATCTTCAGCATCAGGAGGTTTTGAGTTAATACTCATAGATAATTAATGGCAAATATATATAAAAACGCATTCTTTACTGGAACGACTACAAGTGCTATAGCTGTATATACTGCACCAGTAAATGGAAGAGGCATAGTACAAAATATTCAAGTTACTAATGAAAGTGGGTCTAAAATTGTTAAAGCAAAAATTAATGATAACTCAAATTTAAACACATCTAATTTAGTTGCATATGCATCTATAACGGGGCCTACTATTTGTAATATAGCTAAAGGACCAATCATTCTAGAAGAAGGGGATGCATTGACATTAGAGACTAATAATACTACAAACGTCAAAGCAGTGTGTTCAATACTAGAAATATCTAGAGAAGATCAAAATGGCTAGGAAATTTAAAGACTTTATTGAAAGACCAAAACCTAGAAAGAGACCTAGACGTCACACCAAGAGTCTTAACAAAAGTAAGAAAAGATGTTATAAAAAATACAATCGGCAAGGACGTAAACAATGACACAAAAAACTATAA